GACGGCGCATAAAGTTTGGGCGGCAACGCATGATGAGTGCGCGCCGCCCAGTGGTTTCCATCGCCTTCTTACGCGATCCGCTGGCAACAAGTCAAGCCCGGTTACGCGAATTAGCGCTTTCTCCGTTCTCATCCGAAAAAAAGCAGCTTTGGATTGAAGCCGCGCGCCGAGTTCATTCCGGCAAAGGCCAAAGTCCACAACTTGCCGGGCACCCAAGCAAAAGGCCCCTCGTGCTTGCCGGGATTGCAAGATGCCCTGGGGATTGACCCCCGTCCCGCCGATGCTTGAAACGAGCTAAGGCATACCTGCGCCAAATACGTGCCGCCTTCGGGCGAAATTGCGACCACAGCAAGGGCCAACATTTTTTGGCTTCAAGGTGGAGACCGGGTTGGCCCCCCGACCGAGAGGTTATCAGGCAGGCGCAGTGAAACAGGGCTAAGGTTTCAGGTCGGTCCGTCCGCTATCCTATGGTAGCACCTTGACGGGGGCCGGGCTATGAGTTGAACTGCCGAACGCCAGAAATGGCTACACCGCCACCGCTATCCCGAGAGGTATGTTTAATTCACCGCCATGTCGCTTTTCGCTTGCAATGCCTGTAAGCCGCTGGCATATGTAAGGGGTCACAGGGCAATGCCCGCCAAGGTAAGGAATGAGACCATGAACGAAGTTCTTAAGACCGCCCTTCGTGATGCTGGTTATACCGAAGCACAGATCGCCAAAGAGGCTGCTTATCTGGCTCGGGTCGCTTGGGAAAATTCCCACATCCGTTTTAGCCGCCGCTGGAATTATGGAATTCATCATGTCTGATCTTTATCACCGGGAACATCCGGTCGATATGACTGTTGCCGAAGCCCGCGCGGAAGTGCAGCGGCTTCGGCAAGCGGAGGTTGAACGCAGCCGGTCAAAGCCCCCCATAGTGCCGATGTATGAACTTCAAAACTGCCCATTTGACGACATGCCTGCTGACTTCGGAACCCGGCCCAATGAACAAACCAAGTGGAGTATCCACTGCAACCACTGCACGGCCTACGTCGTGGCGGATACGCGCGAGGCCGTTATTAGCAAGTGGAACAATCGTCCCCACTTAGAACGGCTGGAGACAGAAAACTCCCAATTAGCAGCTGGTGCTTGTATATACCCGAACGGCGAGGGGTTGTTCGGCGACGAACATGGCAATAGTTTTTGTAGTGTTGAACGGGAACGTGTCCGCCTTGATCAGCGGGAGACTGACCTAATGGCCGAAATCAACGCCGCCCGATACCCCGCGCCGGATTGTGTAACCATCGCTGCGCCCCCGGAATTGGCGGAACGCGCGTTGATGATAGAACTTGCCACCGAAATGGCGCTGGCAGCGGGATATGCCCCACACTGCTGGCCAACATGGGAGCAAGAGGCGACTGTTATCATTCCCACGATAGCTAAGCACGTCGCAGCATCACATGCCCAAAACAACACAGCGCCCACTAAAGACTGGCTGATGATCGAGATAGCATATTGCCAGCACATTGACATGCCGGTGTCTGAAATGGCGGGCCGGATTTACGCCGCCTTCACGAAAGGGGCTCCCGTTGATAATTGACGCTGAATGCCCGCGCTGCAACGGCAATGGCGAAGTTCTCGGTTCAACGCCGAATGTGCGCGCTCGCTATGTCCGGCTTGACGATTTGGACCCCGGCGACTTTGGCGAGCCCTGCCCGAAGTGCGGGGGAAGCGGAACGGTTGATTATGACCCCGAGGACGAAATCGAAGATTGGATGAAAGATTGACCGGCCCCGAACTCCGCCGCATCCGCCTAGAGGCTGGCCTGTCACTCGACGGGCTGGCCAAGGTGCTGCGCATTGAAAGCCTATCGAGCGTCCACCGCTGGGAAAAGGGCCTGCGCCCGATCAGCGGCCCCATATCGATCCTGATGGAACTGATCGACGCCGGGGAACTGCCGGAGAGATACACATGACCCAATGGCAAGACATCGCAAGCGCGCCCAAGGATGGGACGGTGATAGACGTTTGGCGCAGCGAGGGTGGACGCTGGACTGTCTATTGGGGCCTGCCGCTCCACACGTGCGAGGAGATGGGAGATTACTGCGATAGCGACTGGCATAAAATCAAGGGGCCGGGCTGGATATGTTCAACCTTTGGTGAATTTGTTGGCGGTAAGCACAACCCATTCACGCACTGGATGCCCTTGCCAACTCCCCCCGATCATGCTTAATGAGGGCGCATGGGGCAATGGTGCATACTCCGCGTTGGCGCATCCCGGACGATCCGGCTGGCCGACGCCCTCGCGCCCTATGATGCCTGGACCCCGCGCGAGACATTCAAGCGCCGCATCCCCCGCAAGACCGAGCGCGAGACGGTAACCATCCCGATCATGCCGACATACGTTTTCGCCCCTGTCCAGCATATCATGGACCTGATTGAACTCAGCAAAGCATGGAATAAACCTTGCCCTGACTTCTCGCTCCAGCGCCACCCTGACCGCATCGGCTACGCCGTCACCCCCGACAGCCAATTGAACCCCCTACGCCTCGCAGAACGCGCTGGAACGCCTTTAGAGCAGGTCCACACCTTTGCCCAAGGGGAACGCGTCAAGCTAACCGAGGGCGGCTTCAGCGGCATGAGCGGCATAGTCCAGACCAGCGATGGCCGTTACACCATGCTGGCCTTCCCCGGCTTCGCGATCCAGATCAAAGTAGAGACGCTGCGGCTTCTCCCTGAGGCGATAGCAGCGTGACAAAAAACCAGCCGGTTGAAGCACTTTACCGCGACTGTCCGTTTGACAGTAGGTTAGCGAGAACGCCCTACCTTGTGCTGCCAAAGCTGGCCCTTCAAGCTATGCCGTTCGAGTGGCGCGACAGGTTTGACGCCATGCTTGCTGAAATGGAGGAAGCCGGGATCGAAACGCCGGATTATCATGTTTTCCGTGATGATGGTGAAAATGGGGAATATACTCGCGCCCGATGCGTGAATGATGAAACTGGATTTGTCCGCCTGACGCGCGGCAAGCCTGATCCTTGGGCTGATTATCGCTATGGCGATGTTACTGAGCTTTGCCCTAAATATAAGCCGCCAGCATAGCTATTGCGTTTGTTGCCCGAAGCGGTTACAAATGGTCAATTCGCCGCCCAAGCGGCTTAGCGGGCGACTGCGCTTCGGCGACCCCGCGCTAACCCTGCACAAGCGGGACTGCAACGCAATGAAACCAACCCAAGACCGCCCAGCCAATGGCAGCGGAAAAGCGAGGGTCCATAACCATGCCGCCCAAAGTTAAAAAAACCACTGAGAAACGCGGCAAGGTTGGTGACGGCACTCCGGGGCCTGGTAGGCCTAAAGGCGTTCCGAACAAAAACACGCGGGCGCTAAAGGACATGATCCTGACAGCCTTGGGCGATGCTGGCGGTATTGATTATCTGGTCAAGCAGGCCGATGAAAACCCGACCGCCTTCATGACGCTGGTCGGCAAAGTTCTGCCGCTCGACGTGAACAACAATCACAACGGGAAAATCGTCGCCCAGGTTGTGTTCAAGGGCCTTAATGGAAACGCTTGAGCTTGTGTCGCCCTATGAAGTGCGCGAACAGTTCCTCCCGCTCCATGCCCGCAAGACCCGCTGGTTTATAGGCGTTGCCCATCGCCGTGCTGGCAAGACCGTGGCGGACATCAACGAGCTGGTGATTGGCGCAACCAAGTGCAGACTGGCAAACCCGCGCTTTGCCTACATTGCCCCACAATTGAACCAGGCCAAGGATATTGCCTGGACCTACCTCAAGGAATACACCGCATTCCTTTCCCCTAGGATCAATGAGAGCGAGCTTTGGGTTGAGCTTCCCGGCGGGGCAAGGATACGGATTTACGGCGCAGACAATCCCGATCGGCTGCGCGGCATCTACCTTGATGGTGTGGTGCTTGACGAGTTCGGCGACATGGACCCGACAATCTGGACGCAGGTTGTCCGACCGGCCCTTTCGGATCGCAAAGGCTGGGCCTGCTTTATCGGAACCCCGAAAGGCAAGAATACGTTTCATAGGCTTTGGGTTGAAGCCGAGGGAGACGAAGACTGGACGCGCTTGATCCTGAAAGCCTCGCAAACCGGGCTGCTCGATCAAAAGGAATTGGCCGACGCCCGCAAGGCGATGACCGACGATGAATACGCGCAAGAGTATGAATGTAGCTTCGACGCGGCGGTAAGGGGCGCTTACTACGCGAAGGAACTTAACGAAGCGGAAGAGGGCGATCCTTCGCGGTTGTCGAGTGTGCCGCATGACCCCAGGCTGTTGACGCATACGGCTTGGGATTTGGGCGTAGCTGACAGCACGGTGATTTGGTTCATTCAGACGGTCGGGCGTGAAACCCGCGTGATCGACGTGCTGAAGGGCGAAGGGGTTGGCCTCGACTGGTATGCCCGCCAGTTGCAGGAACGCGGCTATCTCTACGGCAAGCATTATCTGCCGCACGATGTTGAGGTTCGGGAACTAGGGACGGGCAAGAGCCGCAAGGAGGTTCTGGCAGGCTTGGGGATCGAAGCCACGGTTTGCCCTAACATTCCGATAGCGGACGGCATTCAGGCGGTTCGCATGTTGCTGCCGACATGCTGGTTTGACAAAGGGCGCTGCAAGGAAGGGATTGAGGCCCTTCGTATGTATCGCCGCGATTATGACGACAAGCGGCAGGAGTTCCGGGTGCAGCCGTTGCATGACTGGACAAGCCACTATGCGGACGCATTCCGGTATTTCGCGGTAGGACATAGGGAAGTCGCCGCGTTCAAGCCGTTCAAGACCGGCATCAGGCGCGGCCTGGTATGAGGCAGTTATTGATTGGCTGCGGCAATTCGCGGCGCAAGAAGCTGACGCTCGACGACAACTGGCAATGGTCCGAATTGGTAACGATGGACCACGACCCGAACTGCGGCGCGGACATTGCCCACGATCTAGAGGTTACACCTTGGCCCGTGGAAACCGATAGCTTCGACGAGGTTCACGCATACGAGGTGCTGGAACACTTGGGCGCACAAGGGGATTACAAGGCGTTCTTTGCCCACTTCGCGGAGATTTACCGGGTGCTGAAGGGCGGGGGGCTGTTGCTCGCCACGGTGCCCGCATGGAATGACGTTTGGGCATGGGCCGACCCTTCGCACCGCCGGGTTATATCGGCTGAAACGCTAGTGTTCCTCGACCGCGAACAATACGCCAAGCAAGTAGGCAAAACCGCAATGACTGACTTTCGCTGGCTGTGGCACGGGGACTTTGAGCCTGTTGCGGCTGAGATTGTCGGGGGATCGTTCAAATTCGCGCTCAAGGCGCATAAACCAGTGAGGTGCTAAATGGCACGACCGCGCAAGGCCCGGCTAGAGGGTGAAGTTTCAAAGGGCGAAGCGGAGTTCACCGCTACGCAGCTTGATGACGCCGTAGAACTGTTCAAGGCGCGCTTTCCCGACGAATGGGAAGCAATCAGACTGTGCCCGTTGCAGCACGGGCTTGATGTGATGGCCGAGAGGCTCGCCCGTGGCTAGCTTGGCTTACGATGAACCGATTGAAGGCGAGGCCGTTGATGAGACGATGCCTGACAGCGAGCTTGTCTCGATCCTTCAGCAGCACGAAACGCAGGCAATCGGTTACACGCCGGGTTCGGACGATGAGATCAGCTCGCAGCAAGAACGGGCGATCAACTATTATTACCGCGTCATGGACGATGTGCCCGCGCAGGAGGGTAGTTCCAGCGTAGTTGACGGCACGGTCCAGGTTGTGATCGACAACGCGCTTGCGGCCTTGCTCAAGCCGTTTGTGTCGAGCGATGAGACGGTGCGGTTTTCGCCTAGAGGCCCGGAGGACGTGGAAACGGCGGACCAGGCAACCGAATACGCCAACTATGTCCTGCACTGCGACAACAACGGGTTCTCGATCTTTCATGACTGGTTCAAGGACGCGCTGCTGACCAAGCTAGGTGTTGTCAAGATTTGGTGGGAACGCGAGGAGAAGGTTGAGAACGGGCAGCGGGTTGAACTGCTAGGTGGGCTAAATGACGCGATTGTGCGGATGCGCCCCGATTACAGGGGAGAGGAGAACGGGACCGCATACCTTGGCCAGATGGTTGAGGATGGCCGGATCAAGATTGCCAACATTCCCCCCGAGGAGTTTCGCATTTCTCCGTTCTCGCGCAACGTGCAGGACGCGATTTACACGGCCCATGTCCCGCTTGACATAACCCGTTCGGACCTGATCGCGATGGGCTTCGATGCGGAAGTGATTGAAGCCCTGCCCGCGTTGACGGGCAGCAGCATTGACAACACGATCCGGGTTGCCCGCTATCAGGATGAACGGATCGGGGACGAGACGATTAGCGCCCCGCATGTTTCGCAGGAGCGGGTGGCGCTGCGTGATGAATATATCCGGGTGGACTATGACGGCGACGGCATTGCCGAACTGCGCCGGGTGGTCCGGGTTGAAGACACGATCCTGCTGAATGAGGAAGTGGACGAAAGCCCGTTCGCTACGCTTTGCCCGGTGCCAATGCCCCACAAGGTATTCGGCATGTCGCTGGCGGACCTTGTGATTGAGTTGCAGCGCATCAACACCGTTCTCTGGCGGCAGATGCTTGATAACCTCTACAAGTCGAACAACCCGCGCCCGGTTGTGGCACAAGTCGGGATCATGGACGACGGCTCTACTGCCGAAAGCCTTGAAGACAACGCGCCGGGCGCTGCGATCATGGTCAAGACGCTTGACGGCTTCCGCTTTGATGCCGTGCCCTATACCGCCGATGCTTCGCTGCCGATGCTGGAAATGGTCGCCAACATGGCCGAGGAGCGTACCGGGATCAGCAAGACCGGACAGGGGCTTGATACCAACGCGCTGCGCAAATCGGGGCAGATGACCGCGACGGAAATGGCGATGATCAGCGCGGGGAAAAACGCCCGCGTGGAAATGATCGCGCGCATCTTTGCGGAAACCGGCGTCAAGCGGCTGTTCAAGCTCATGCTGGGGCTACTGACCAAACACCAGCCCAAAGAGCGCATGATCCGGCTGCGCAATGAATGGGTGCCGGTTGACCCGCGCGGCTGGCCTGAAATGGACCTTGAAGTGTCGGTCGGGTTGGGGATCGGGGAGAAGACCGAACAGGTTGCCTTGGCCGAACAGGTTCTGACCGTGATGAACCAGTTGGGGCAGACGCCTTACGCTTCGCTGATCGACGCGGAGAAGGTCTATAACGCGACCAAGCGGCTGTTCACGGCGGCGGGGATCAAGAATACCGACGAATATCTCAATTCACCCCAGGAGCAAGGCCCGCAAGAGGAAAAGCCTGACCCGGAGATGATGAAGGTCCAGGCTGAAATGCAAATGCAGCAGGCCAAGCTACAGAGCGAACAGGCATTGCAGGCGGCAAAGCTGGAAATGCAGCGCGAAGAGGCTATGCAAAAGCAGCAGTTGGCGCGCGAGGAAGCGGAGTTCGAAGCCCAGCTTGCCGCGCAAAAGGCGCAGGCAGAGATGGCTATGGCCCGCGAGAAGATGGCATTCGAACAGGAAATGGCCGAACAGAAGATGCGCCATGAAGCGGCGAGAATGGCCCGCGATGCCGACCGCCGCGACTATGAAAGCGAAACCAAGCTATCGGCAAACCGGCCCGGCGGGAGTTTGGCTGAGTGACGCCGGAGGGGCGCCGCGCCCGCGCCTATGCGGCAAGGGCTTTGATGGACGACCCTACATTGCAGGCCGGACTGGCGGAGATTGAAAGCGATCTACGCAGCCAGTGGGAAAATGCCATCTGGTCGCGCAAGCGTGACCGTATCTGGCACGAATTGAAGCATCTGCGGCAATTGCGGCAGAAGCTGGCAAGTTTCGCGGGGCAAGCCCGCGATTAACCGCCCTACGGGGCACCCTCGACTGATAGGTGA